TCATTTTTGAACATCAGTTTCATAGATCCATCCAGAAATACCCTCAAGCTTATACTTACGATAACTAGTACCTGTACCAACATTCACTGGTGCAATATCTATTGTATCGACTTTTTTCACACTTTTTGATTTCTGATCAGATGTCAATAGTGTTCCTTCTACTGTTCTCTGTGCTGCTGCTTTGAATTTGACAATTTCCCCATTAGAAATATAGGTAGTTGTTGGAGACCACTTCTCCAAATCACGTTCTAAGGTCCAGTGATTAATAATTGTAGGTGTTTGAACCTGTTTTACAAACACTAAGTTATGCTCACCATTTCGGCCGGTGTCGTCATACTTAACACCCGTTACTTTTCCAGCAAGTTTCTTGTCGTTATCACTAATTAAGTCACCATTAAAGTAATGAGTAGCATTGTTTTTGATATAAACAACGTCATCCACTTTGTACTTAAATGGAGGATTAGCGCCTTTTAATCGGTAAAAGTATACTGGCAATCCACTATAATCTCCCATCCAATTTGTAGCTGGCGTCGTTACGATTCCATTTTTCCCGCCTCCTAAGGTACAATGAATAATATTTGTACTATCCACAAAAACCCCAGTGTGTCCATCCGAACCGCCAGAGTTTCCCTTGTACCCTGCAACAAAAATGTCCCCCCGTTTCACTTCAGAACGAGTAATCGAAGTAAGCAATTTACCTTCTAGCGCAAAAAGTGAATCTGTATTTCCAATCCCTGTTCCAGAAGGTAAGAAACCTCCCGCAATCAATGAGAAATACACAGCCGAACTACAGTCATAACTGTTTGGTCCTAACCGTGAATTCATTGAATAAGTTACTTTACCTTCACGATCCTTAAACCATTTAATCATATTTTCAATACTTGCCAATTTTAATTTCCCCTCTCTTTTTAACCATGCGTCCATGGTGAACGTACGTCCCTAATTAAAGGATAAAACATAATAGGTTTTAAAAGAGGTCAAACCGATAACCATCCTAATCTTTTTGCGATTTCATTAATAAATTCTGCATCTCTTCTCTTTATAGTAGATTCGCTTAGAAAAGTTTCCGCAGCTACAATCGCTATACATTTCTTAGAATGGCCGTTGTAATACTTCACATAAAATATATCTCTAACATCAAGTGTTGAATCTTCTAGAACACTATTGACCACTCTTAAAAATGACTTGTAAAATAAAATTTGATTCATTGTCCAACTTGGATTTTCTTCGCCTAATGGGTACTCCATATAAGGATTCCTATCTGTTGCAATAATATCTGAGAACTCTTTAAATGTTTTTTCGATCTTTTTATATTGCCATAGTATGCTGCGAATATGTGCCCTGGTTTCATTAGTCATGTTGACAACTCCTATCAATGGTTTGCAATTATTTACGAAATAGTTTTAAGGTAATTTGTTGGTATTCAATGCTTTTTGCAAGGCAGATACCATGTTTGAAACCGGACTGATAATGCCATCTTGTGTAGTACCCAATCGTTTTTGGAATGCTTTGATAGTCGCTTGGCCCATTAGACCATCTTCTGTTACACCCAAATACTTTTGCAATGCCACAACAACATTTGATCCAATCAAAGAACTATCGAATTGAGCAGCATAAACGTTTTGATTAAATTTCTGCTTGTATTGGTGGCTTATAATGCCATCTTTACCCGCAGTATCAAAGTATTCTTGCAAGCGTCTCGCCGTAGCATTGCCGAATTGTCCATCGATTGCTAATTGAATCATCTGAGGGTTGTTTTCGGTAGGTTTAACATCGCCAGCTGCAACAATTCGATAAAAATGATGTGTTAACCTAGTACTCATGTATGAATCATGACTATCTGTATGGATTCCGTTCCAATAATACGAACAATGAATGAAACTCTTATTGCTTAGGAAAATACCTGTATGTCCCCCTGATCCGTTGGATTGACCAGGAGTACCAGCAACAAAAATATCTCCACGCTTCACTTCTGATCGGCTGATTTTTTTCAGTTTAGTATCTGACATTGCAAACAATGTTTCAGTGTTTCCCATTGATCCAACAGGCAAGAACCCACCCGCTATCATGGAGAAGAATACTGCAGAAGAACAGTCGTAGCTTTTAGGTCCTAAGCGACTTGTCATTGAGTAGGTTACTTTACCTTCACGATCAGTCATCCATTTTATCATTTGTTCAATTTTCATGTTGATCATCCTTTCAAATTAAAAAGAGTAGCCAACGGCTACTCCTTCTTGTCGGTAAACTCTTGTCCGTCCCCATAATCAGGTTTCTGTTCATCTTGATACTGGCTGCTAGCGATATTCAAGAAAACACCTGCTAAAGTTGCAGCAGCCGTGATCGTTCCAACAATGATTTCTGTTGAGAATCCATATAAACCACCTAAAGTCACGATAAACGCAGTGATTCCTGGCACCCCGACGGTTAAAATTTTTTTTGCTAAATCATATTGCTTGTTCGTCAATTTCATGTTACTTCCCTCTTTCTTTCCATAAAGATTTTAATTGTTCTCCATGCTCAATCAATCGATCGTTATGCTTATCCAAGCGCTTGTCATGTCTCTTTAATTCATCATGAATTGCAACACGATCAGATTTACTTGCTTCTAAATCTCTGGTTAATAAATCAAGATTATGAGCTAATTTGGTTAGATTATCTGCAATTTTTGTAAAATTGGACATGACTGGTTTGATTACAAATGCCAGCATCCCGACAATCGTCATGATCCAACCCGCCCAAGTTGCTAACTCCCCTACGTTTAACATATGCCACCTACTTTCCTAAAATAAAAGCAACCGACCATTAAGCCGATTGCTCCTGCTACTACATATCCTACTACTTGGTTCCTTCTTGCTTTTTTGCGTTTGTAACAATTTCTGCAACATCTTCACGAATTGATGAAGGCACGCTCTCGATTGTTCGTTTGCCTTCAATGATGTGAGTTGCATATAACATTTCTAGTGCTGAATAGTTCATCTTATTCCCCTCCTTATCTGCTTAGTAACATATCAGACAAAGCCAACAAGGCTTCCTCTGTCATTTCCTGCCGCTGTTTCATTTCATTATTCTCTTGTTTCAGTAAATCTAACTCAGACGGTTCTTTTTCGGTGTTTTCATCTATGATCGACTGGATAAATTCACTCATTTTTTCTGGATCGTCATCAAATTCACCTAGAATTAAAACGAATAAATCATCCATTTCTGGTGTCGTACTTCCATTTTCTTTAATAACAAGCTGAACATATAGGTCTTTGTATCTCTCCTTATTTGTCATTATTCCATCACCTTTTTTCAAACGTCAGCGGCGGCAAATGTACAAGCAATATTTAACCAAGAATTTGCTCCGCATTCTTTATAATCAAATCTATAATTATTAGAGGCTCCAGTATCTCCTCTATATCTGCTAAATGTGAGTTGCCCATTTGATTTAACAGTTAAAAGATAAATATTTGATCCTGTCCCTTGACATATAAAGTTACAATCCGCTGTTGGTCTATACCCTAGTGGGAGTGTGCCCATCACATCATTCTCTGTACCTGCTGCTTTAACAGCATTATTTTTAAACGCTCCTGAAAGTTGGACCATTCTTCCTTGTCTTGTAGCACTGGGGAAGTTTTCTGAGCTTTCACTTGTATTATATTGTGACCAACCACTTGCTGAAGGAATACCCGTTTTAGGCAGACTGTACAAATCGTTATATGTCAAGGTACCGCCGCGACCACCATAATTCATAGTTAGCTCAAGAGCATTAAACTTTGCAAAGCTATTTTCGCCATTGCTAGCAACCATAGTTTGAGAAAATTGTACTCCTGTTGGATCAAGAATTGCTGTACCAGTATGATCAACGATTCCTATACCTTTATTTCCCTCTTGTCGATATTCGGTATTCCATCTTCCGTTTTCAATTGTGGTAGTACCGAAAACAAATATGCTTGAATTAGTAGGATAAGGTTGATAGGAAAATTCATTGATGAACTTAGAACCACTGATTGTCACACCTGAAATATTACCGGCAGTAATATTTCCTAGATTAGCAGTGATTGCAGATAAAGTAGTAGTTACTATGTTATCCGCTGTAAAAATATATAGATTAAACTTGCTGCCATTCCATTGATAGGTCGCACCGATAATATAGCCACTTGCTCCGGTATTTTGCCAAAGCATACCAACATAAGGATTAGTTGGCACTGTCGATTGACTAATGATACCAGTCGGATCGCCCTTTTCACCTTGCTTGGCAACAGTATATGAAGTGTTTGTTGTATTATCTGTGAAAGTTAATACCGTCCTCGTCCATAAGAAGTTTCCAGCAGCAACCGTAGGAATTGATGTGCTCCACCCACTACTAGGTGCTGCTGTTCCGCTAGTTGAACTAGCAAAGTTGATAGTTGTACTTTTAATCCCATTACCGGTTGCTCCCGTTGCTCCTGTCGATCCAGTAGCACCCGTTTCCCCTTTTGCTCCCATCTTACCAACTGAATATGCAGTTGAATTTGTATTGTCAGAGTACGTAAGAACAATTTTTGTCCAAAGGTACTGGTTCTCAGAACTACTAGGTATTGAAATACTCCAAGTTCCTGTAGGCGGTGTTGTACCAGAAGTACCAGCTTGATAAGTAGTAGCGCTAGATACGATCCCTTTTCCATTTGTTCCGTTTGATCCTGCTGGACCTGTGGCTCCTTGCTTGTTCTTCACGACAATCATTATTTTTTGAATTGTCACAGCTTTGTACACCGCTTGGTATGTTGCCGTTCCAACATCGGCCGACAAAGCAGTAACTGTATAATGACCTGCTGAATTGATTGTGCTAGTCATCCCAGTTTCAGAAACCTTGGAATACGTCACACCAGATGAAACTTTAGTTTGTCCCTCGTAGATAATAAAATCTCCAAGAGCTTTCGTGAAGTCAGTTACTGTGCCAGATGCATTAGCAGGCACGATAATAGAATCATTTGAAAGATACCCACTGATGACTTCTTTTGCATCTTGTCCGTTTGCTCCGTCTTCTCCATCCTTACCATCTTGACCTGACTCACCTAAAATTCTTTGCCATGTGTATTTGCTGGGATCTTCGCTGTCCGTAGGTTCGTAATCGGTATAGGTTCCGACATACGTAGGGTAGGCGTTGGCAAAGTCGTCTGCTGGGCTAGGCGTGTAAATAGTCCGTTTATCACTTTTTTCGGCTTTCTCACTAGCCCAGCTTAGGGTTCTTGTAACTGCGTTGCTATTTTCATAACGCCCAACTGTGAACCTCAACGATGTAGTATCACTAGGTACAGTAACCATTACGCTACACCACCCAGAAGTTCCCGGATCTAATCGGTTACTTGTTTTATCTTCGTAGCTACCATTAGATGCCCCGGGTCGGTTAAGTCTTACATAAATATAAGCCCTTACGTCTGCTGGAGCTGTTATAAAAGCAGAATAGGTTATTGTATCTCCTGCCTTTACCAAACGATCAGCCCCTACAGCCATCAAAGCATTAGTAGCACCAGTTTTGTCTGACCAGCCTGAATTTGTTGTTAAGGTCTGTGTATCCGAGGTAGTACCAATTAAAATATTCTCAATCGGATAGGAGCTAGTAAATCTATCCTTGCCATCAGCACTCCAAGCATAAGCCCAATGTGTATAAGGAGTTTTTCCATCGGCACCCGGTGTCCCAGGGATTCCTTGATTCCCTTGATCTCCTTTGTCACCAGTTGCTCCATCCTTCACCTTCACAATACTCAATGTATCGCTTAGATTATCCAAAGTTGCGGTAATAGCAATCAGTGTCCAGTTTTTGTTGGTCCACTGTGCACTTGTGAAAGTTCTTGTGTTACCAGTTCCACCTAGAGTGATTGCGGTTTGAGCAGTGTTACCAATATAAGGAATAGCAGTGAACGTTGCAGTTCCAGTGACGTTTTGAAGCTTTGCCGATATATTTATCGTCTGTGTCGTCTTAGGCGTGTCATCGGCATTAAAAGCCATGTTTTCAGCTGAAGCAGTTAGATAAAGCAGTTTGGCATCCGCTCCGTTCGCTCCCATCTTTCCTACAGAATACGCTTCAGTCTTTGATTCATCTGTATAAATCAGTGTTGTTTTAGTCCAAAGATACTGATTTGCTGATACGGTCGTAATTGTTTCTTGCCACCCACTTGTAGGCGGCGTGTTTCCGCTTGTTCCTACCGCATAGCTGATCGATTTATCTTTGATGCCTAATCCAGATTCACCCTCAGCACCCATAAGCGTAGGCGTTTGTGTTTCGGATGTTGTGTTATCGGTATATGTTGTGACAACCCTTGTCCAAAGATACTGACCAGCTGGAACATTAGGTCGTGTTGCTGACCATGAGGTTGGTGGGATCGTTCCACTCGTTGATTGTGCATATGTTGCAACCGGTGTACCAAGTATCCCTCGGCCATCGTCACCGTTTTCAACTTTGACTAAACTAATTTCATCTTGTACTACTGGCATTCTCCCACCTCCTAATAATCAAATGACCGATCGGTGCCTTTGCCAAAGCGAATCAAATCGACATGCCTTGTTTTTGTGTTCAATACGATCACATCCCATAAATCTTCTTCTAAAACCCCAAGCGGTCTGTCCCCTTGGTCTTTCTTCGGACGGCTCACAGAACAGCCGATAGAGTAGTTCACTGTTCCGTTAGTATCTTTACTGATTCGGTCATTGTGCATGTGTCCATGCGCTAAAAAAGCAAGCGTTCCTTTATGACCCTCAAAGTCACAAGAAATACTTGCTGTGAAGTCTGTATTTGCATTGTATGTTCGACTGTACGTACCACCAGTAACAAAACTATCAATGATTCCATCAATCATTTCGTAGTTATATGCGTAATAATCCATATCTGTTTTATAACGTTTGCCAAACGGATAATGTTGATATATGGATACAGTCGTATCAGTTGGGGTGTCTTTCAACACATCATATAGCCATTTTATTTGGGCTTGACGATAGCCAGATACGTTGATATCAATATATTTTGCAAAGCCATCGTCATCTAAACTAATAGGTACATCCTGTGCATTTAGTATAATCACTCTATTTTTCTTATCAGGCACATCGTAGTAATAATACCCCTTCTTATCGAGAGGGTTTTCTACTATATCGAAGATCGTGCTTGGTCTTGTAGCAATTTGGTACATCTCTTCATGTGTGATCACTTGGCGAAGTTTGCCGTGCAGTGAGGTCATTGCAGTTTTAGGCTGGTAATTCTTCACGGTTTTCGTGATCGAATTCGTAACATTGTCTCCCCATGAATTGTTGCAATGGTTTCCCCAAGTCACAAAGTATGGTGCGTTTGACATCCCCAACGTGCTGACTGCTTCTCGATAATTAGACAGTGCGATATTTTTATTAGCTGTTGATCCATCATGTGTATCGCCGTTTAGAACGACATAATCGACATCTACAAAATTGGTAAATTCAGCAACGTTTTTAATATGGCTATTACTACGTCCATAGTTTTCTAGATCGCCACGCCCTATGGAATCAGTCGCATAATGTGTATCTGATATATGGACGCTAGTGATCGTGTCTTTGGTTTGCAAACGCAAAACCTTGCGGGCCACGTCTCGCAAACCATTTAAAAAGTAAATAGCTTGAACAAAGTGGTTATCAAATATTGTCAAAACACAACGGATACTGGACACCTCCGTGAAATCATTAGATGTAACTTGTACCGTCGCTCCAGATTGACTATTTAGTTCCTCCCATGCGGTATCGTGGTTACCAGATTTATCAACTTTGAACCATAAGATATCCTCCGCTGAAACACTGGATGTAATATCCATGCCATCTTTATAGATCGTTGCAGTGATATTTGTTGTTTTTTCTTCTCCGTCAACAAAGCTAACCCCATTATCCGGAATCAACTTGATTAAATACATACTGTTTGGTTTGTTCATTTGCTGCTGCCTTGCCGTGAGATCGCTGCTGATAAGGCTTTCTAATAGTTGATAGTTTCCGATGGTTGCCTTGTTTTCAGCTGGGTTGCTTCGATGGAGTTCTTTGTTTAATACCCTAGCTTTGACTCTTAAAGATGGATTGTACTCTTCGTCAATAAATGTGAGCCAATCACCAACTTCAAAATCTCCATCATTAAAGAGCATATCGACCTCAGCGGAAAAGGTAGGTTGGCTACGAGTTTCCAATATCGTTCTTAATTCGTTATAGTTTTCAATGGGTGCTGTTCCTGTACTTGCATAGCGCCCTGTTACAAACCCACTAAACCTTTCAACGGATGTGTTTCCTCGTCCGTATAATGCGTTAGCTTCTCGATCATAGATGATTGATTCTCCAACTCTAGTGAAAAAACGCCCATCACCTGTGCCTAAAGAGTCAAATCCGTTGTTTGTGTCTTCAATTGCAGTAATAACATTATCAATATCCACTGACTTTTGCATTGAAATCACATCTACACCAGAATACAAAATTTTCCCAGTGTCTTTGGCGCCTATATCATAATAGATATTTACTAACTTGCGGATGACTTTCATATTTTGAAAATCAACAGTAAAAGTAACTTCACAATCAAAGGCTTCACATATCCTTTGTATGCGTGCTAACGGCGTTTCATCTGTGCTGGTATCAACTAATCGTTTAATATCTGAGCCAAGCTCATTAACCCCAATGGACCACCCTGTGTCGTATAATTCTCGATTAATGTAATAATCAACATATTGGGCATTGTTACTGGTAAAAATAGAAGCGGAACCGTTCCTAAGTTCGGTTCCTATGTCTACACAAGATATAGGACGTACTGACTCATCCTCTGACTCTAGCGCTCGCACGAACAAACAAATGTCTTCACCACGATCATTCTGGAATACCACATGATTTGCTTCTTTGATTAAAGATGATTCATAAGGGGCGTTAGGATCATAGTCGTTTATTCTTGGACCAGTTTGTTTGTATATATCCATGGTCAAGGTGTTTAGCAATGTTCTGTTTGTCAACCCGACATTGTGGATATCATCTGCTACAACAATTCCATTTGAAGCATCTGTGTCGATGAAAGTTAAAGGATTAAACTGCCGATCTAGAAAATGATAAATCATAGATACCTCTCCCTAATTGCTAGATTTCCTTCAAAGGATCCGTCAGATATGGCCACAATCTCTGTCAAACCTTTTTCAGCAGTCAAAAATTGACTACTCCCCGTCACTCGGTAGCTGTCGTCACGTATTCCATTGATATACACACGATTCGTTTCTCCTTCCACAAAAAGATTATCTCCTTCGTAGAATGTTTTTGGAATTAGCGCCTCGTTATCAGTCTGGAATTGTGTAATTCTAGTGTGTGTCAACTTGATACTCATTGTTCGATAATTCCTCCACTGTGCCATGAATGAATTAACAATACTTGCGGACAACATCGCTACTGTATTGTTTGTCCAAGATTTTGTTGGTGTACTCCAAGTCTCCTTCCAAGTTGTTCCATCTATTCTAGCTAATCTAAAATAAAACTTATTTCCTACCTTACCCATTGTGATTGATCCGAAAAAACCACCGCTATAATTCAAAACGCTTGTCGGTAAACTTGCTTCGTATATGCGAAAATCACCGACAAAGAATGAATATGTTACTCGATCACTAGTCGTGGTGTTATCTTTCATTTCGAAACCTAGGATAAAATTATTGTCTGCATCTGAATAATTTATTTCAATCAAACCTTGGCAAAGTGGTATTTGTGCTTTAGTACCTCTTGGCTTGAATTCAAGACGATGTGTAACCTCGAAGTTATTTAACGTCTCTGTAAGCACTCTTGTAATTGTCGGACCATGCCAATAACCTGGTTTGGATGTATCAAATGATCCGTATGAAGCAGGCGTAACGTCAGTACTTCCCCAAGTTAATGTTCCCTCTACCTTCGACGTATTATCCCCATCGTCATATCGCCACCTTGGACGACCTACATTCACTGACCATAAATTCTTTGTTGACGTCCCCATTTCGTCATTCATAATCTTATCAGAAGCCACAGCATTGTCTTCATCCTCGGAAAATGATGTTCCTAACTGTACGATTCTATCGGACGAAACAAAACCGATAGAATTTGCATCACTTGTAAAAGTAACATTGATATCTATCGGCGTTTTATATGTTCCTGTATTGTTTACTTCTGCTAGCACACCTTCACTTGTTGAAATTATCTGAAATGGTTTTGGTACCATAGCATGCGCTAATCCATCTTCACATAAAAACTTCAACTCTCCGAAAGCCTCTCCTTTGCTATCAAGTGATCGTTTCCAGCTTGATTCTCCTGTTAATTCAACTAACCAGTATCTATCCGGTTCATCTGAGAACCAAAGTCGCTGCCGTTCTTCAGCGAATAACACATTTGCCAAATCATCCTTTGTCTGTCTAAAGTTTCCGCTCAAGGCGTACAATGGCAAAGTGATTATTCTATGTGCAAATCTTTTATTGGTTGCACGAGATCCATTTGCTCGTGCCATCTGAACCAGATCATGTTGCACTTCAGGAAAGAGACCACGATCTGGCTCATCGGTTAAATCAAAGTAATCTGACAAACTGACATCATTTAATTTAATCTCTAAATCGCTAATCATATCGTTCTCCTTCCTGCTTTGATATCATTTAGTTTTTGTTGATTTGTTTGTCTAGTTTCAATTGATTTCATTACGTTTCGGCCATCGAGAATTAGCTGCATATTTCTCAAATCTTCACCGAAGTTTGACATGATATCTATCAGCATCTCAAATTGCTTCGAGTAATCCTGTGTACGGAAATTAATTGAACTTGATTCGGTTGAAGGAGTTAGGTTCCTTAGATTTCTAACTAGAGAAGAATCTTCCGGAATACCCACGCCGTCAGCATACTTCGGAATGCCCAAGCGCCGCATGATCGATTTGGTACGACTTGCTTTGTAGACTTTGGTTCCTCTTTTAGCATTAGGGATGAGAACATTACGCCCTACGGGAATGTATGGATCTTTACCCGGTTCGTGAACAATCTCCTTATACAAAGGTCCCGGCTGATCGTTTACAATCATATCTCCACCTTTATGGAAATTAGTTCCCTCAGCCATAAAAGCTCCGGCGGCACCTCCAATAGCGGCACCAGCGGTAGCGACCTTCAATGTTTTGGTTATAACAGATGGTAAATTTATGAATTTTTGTACAGCCTCTCTTGCATTAAAGGCATTTGAACTGGCATTATCATCTGCGTTCAGATATTTTCTAGCCGGATTATTTCTCGCAAAAATATCTAGTGCTGTTCCACCCGTCTTAGCAGCTAATTGTGCAGAGGAAGAATCACCATTCAAAATCTTTTTGGCTGGATTATTGCTGTTATAAGTATTTAATCCGGATTCTCCTTGAAGTAATTTTTGAATAATATCACTATTATCCCCGAATAGTTTCTTCAAAGCTGGCAAGACATTTTGGTTGTAATCTTCAACGGAAATTGTTCCATCTTGCACTTTTGCTAGAATATCTTCATTATTTCCTAGCATATGTTTGACTGGATCGGGGAGCTCTTGCCAAGCGCTTAAGGATTCTTCTGATGCAAAAACTTTCGTCATTAAATCCTCATTGTTAAGCAAAATATTCTTTTGAGAATCAGGAAGTTCTTGCCAGCTTTTCCAAGATGTTTCGGAGTTTAAAACCTTAAGTAATAAGTCTTCGTTTTCTCCGAAAAATTTCTTTTCAGAATCTGGTAGTTCCTTGAATCGTCCGTACATCTCATTAGATGCATAAATCTTGGTCAACAAATCATAGTTATCGGCATAAAGTTCTTTGGTAGTATCAGGGATTTCATCCCAATTTTTCAGCTTTTCCTCAGAGTCTTTAATTGTATTTAAGAAGTTATAATTCTTAGCATCCAAATCTTTGATTTCTGGCTGATATCTATCCCACAAACCAAGTTTTAGCATCGTTTCAGCCATTATCTCTGGTGTGTTTGAGTACAAAATAGCCTTTTGTTGTTCAAAATTTAATTTATCCCAATCCTCATTTGCTTGGAGAGCTTGCGTCATTATTTGCGTAACGTTACTGTCAAGAAGCGCTTGCTGTTCAGTATAGGTCATACTATCCCACTTGCCGTTAGCGATAGCGGCTTCAGCAATCATCATTTTCACATTCGTTGAAACATTTGCGTCTTTGCTGATCCACATAAGCTTGTTCCATCCAGCTTCTGACTCCGCAGCTTTATTTACTTCATCCTGTGCATTTGTATTTACTTCGCCAGTTTTTGGGTCTAAAACTAAACCATTCCAATACTCCCCAAATTGATTAGCTTCGTCTAGTGTTAGTTTGATTTTTTCTTTATTTTCCTCCGCAGTTTTTGCCGCAGCTTTCGAAAAATCACCCATAGTTTCCATCATTTTTTTATTTTGTTCAACTGCAGACTGACTAGCGTCTCCCATTGAAGAAATAAGTTGACCGTTTGCTAGGAAAACTTCTTCAGCTAATTCTGGATATTTAGCTAAAATAGTTGCCATTTGATCTTCGGTAAGTTGAGTAGCGGACTGGCTACTCTTTTCCAGAAGACCAAGCATTTCTTTAGCGTATTCGCTATTTAGATCATATCCAGCATCAACCAATTGGGATTTTAGATCTTCTTGCATTTTAGTGTATTCCACTTTTGAATTTTGCCTTTGTTCTCCTAAAGACTGCAGCCAAGACGTAGCTTGTTCTTTTGTTGCTTGTTGAACATTTCCTGTCATAGCCGATAAAATTTTCTTGGTCTCAGATTCGCTTCTACCAAGTGATTCCACGTATGCCGTTGCAGACTCTTGGGCTAGCGCTTTTATTCTTATAGCATCGTTATACGACAATTCTCTATTGTTTTTCGAGGCCTGTTCTTTTATCGCTTGGATTTTTGCATTATTTTCCTGAACAGTTTTTAACTGTTCTTGCTGTTTTGCGATCTCATCTTCAGTAACACCTTCTCCAGCCTTTCGAACGTCTTCTGGAAGAGATCCTAGTATTTCTTTTAATGCGGATATTTTATTGACTAGATTTGTCTCAATCGATTCGCCCATTTTCAAGAAGCTACCTACAACAGTTTCTGTATCAGTAGAGATACCTTGTTCCAACAAACTAAATTCGCTCAATGCACTTTTTGTATTCGTTTGAACCTTACCTAAAGCAGTGTCGGTTGCTTCTCCAACATCAGCTCCCCAACGCTGGACACGTTGACTAGAGTTCCAAGCTTCTTCACCAAATAATTTCCATGCACCATACCCGACCGCAAGAGCACCACCAACACCAACGATACCAAGAATAAGCGGACCTAAAGGCCCAAGTGCCGCTGTCATTGCACCTATACCGCTAGGACCTGCAGCGGCACTGGCGGACGCACCGAACTTCGTCATTGTACCTGATCCACCAGATAGAGTTTTTAGAAAGTCATTGGCAGAAATGTCCCCATCGATAAATGATTCCTTAACCTCATCAATGGCTTTTTTCTTAGCCATGCTTGCGCTCAAATCAATAAACGATTTTCCAAGACTTCCAATGCCACCACTCAATTTACCAGTTATTGATAGCAATGGACCTGCTGCAGCTGTTGCTGCTAGCAATTTAACAATCATTTGTTGGGTTTTAGGGTCAGCTTCACTAAAGGCAGTTGCAAGTTTTCCTAGTTGCTCAACAAGAGGCTTGCTAGATTCTAAGCCATCTCTTAATGCATCAACAAACGGACCGCCCAAATCAATCGCAGCGTTAACTGCTTCGTTTCTCAGCATCTTAAGTTTGGATTCTGTTGTCTCGTAACGCTTACCAGCTTCTTCAGCAAGAGCGGTGTTTTCTCCGAACGCTTCGTTCCCCATTTCTACGGCACCGGCGAAAACTCCACTAGCATTAGCGGCACGCAACAAGCTGTCTCGCAAACGCACTTCTTTAATATCCATGTCATCGAGCACTGCAATAGCTGATTTGCCTTTTTCTTCAGCATGAGCCAGTCCATCGACAAAAGCCATGATTGCCTCTGCAGGGTTTTCTTTAAACAAGTTACCAAATTCTGAATTGGTCATACCTGCAACATCTGCAAATTGTTGTAAAGAAATTGCTGCTTCATCTGCTTCTTTATACATAGCTTTTAACTGTTTGCCTGTTAATCCCATTTCACCAGCTGTTGATTTCAGGTTTTTCCCGCCATCTTGAACAGCTTTTACCATTGATTCGAATGAAACGCCACTTTGTTTTCCTAATTCGATTAACTCATCGAAGGAACCCATACCTTTTTCAGCAGCAAGTTGCATGTTGACCATGACCTTAGAAAAGGCTGATCCACCTGCTTCAGCTTCAATACCTACAGATGATAGTGCAGCCGCAAAACCAACAATATCGCCTTCGGACATTCCAATTTGTGAACCGGCACCAGCTAAGCGTAAGGCCATTGCAGATATTTCCGATTCTGTTGTTGCGAAGTTATTACCTAGATCAACAATCGCCGAACCAAGGTTGCTAAACTTGTCCTGAGACATTTGGGTAATATTGGCAAAACGGGCCAATTCGGTAGCCGCCGTCTCCGCACCCATATTCGTTGATTCACCTAGGTCGATCATAACTTTAGTAAAGGCTGCGACATTGTCCGTTTGAATACCTAATTGTCCAGCGGCTTCGGCTACTGCAGCAATTTCAGTATGAGTAGATGGCAATTCTTTTGCCAGCCCTCTCAAACTTGCCTCTAAATCATCGTAGGAATAGACAACATTTCCGTTGCTATCTACAACTTCGTCAGAGGTTTTCTTTACTCCGGCAAAAGCAGATTCCCAGCTGACCGCTGCTTTAGTGACTGCTGCAGCGCCTGCCGCTATAGGTAGAGTCAATGTTTTAGTCATAGCGGACCCTAGTTTACTAAGTTTCTCACCGTTCTTAACCAGAGAATCGCTAGCTTTATTTATTGAACCTGTCAAACCTTCGTTTCTAATCTGATAATCTGCTATTGCTCCCGCAGTATTTTGCAACTGCGTTTTATAATTAGCAAGCTTGCCATTAGCATCCTGTAGTTGAGCCGCAAGACGTTTAGTTGAATCAGTCGCTTTTCCATCAACAAAAGACTCGTCATAGGCTTTCTTGAGGGCGGACACTTGATTTTCTTGTGCTTTGATAATCTGTGTTAAACTATCGTATCGTGTGCCTAATTTACCAAGTTTGTTCCCTGCCAAGTCAGCAACTTTCATATTTGCTTGCATTTCTTTTGCTAGGTATTGTACTTGCTTTTTAGAATTAGCAACGCCTTTCCCAAAATCAGCATCATCCAAACCTAGCTTTATGACCATATTCCCTAATGGAGTTGCACCAGCCAAATCATCCGCCCCCTTTCGCTAAATCAGCCAACGGCTTAATTTCTTTGCGTTTCTTGTTTTTCTTTCCTTTTGGCGTTTGTTTAAACATAATTTCATAAAGGTACAGCGTATCTGTATTCAGAACATCATTGATGTTCCAACTGGGATAAATTTTCAATATTGATCTCACAACATCTACCTGCAACTCATGATGATCGGACGAACTTATTTTCCGTCCTTTTTTCCTTTTGGGTCTTTCTTATCTGTTAGTTCTGGTCCTTCTACTTCCTTCTCGTAACCTAAGACACGATACATAATAATTTCCATGATCAAATCTTTGTCCCATGTATCAATCCCATCTAAAAGGACAGTTCCTGTTAAATCTTTATCATCAAACAAGCCTGCTACAAACTCAGCACGGAATTCAGTAAGTACTCTGGCTGAAGGAGCAATCTCATTGCCGTCGTCATCTTTCTTAAAAAGTTTTGCTTCGCCATCCGTGTAATCCAAAGCTTTTGAATAAGGCACGTGACTTTGAGTGAAGGTCTTTCTTGTTCCATTGATCATTAAATCCAATCTGATTTCTTTTCCAATTTCTGACATGTATAATTCCTCCTATTAATCAAAAATAAAAAGGCTAGTCCGAAGACTAACCTTTGTCATATTACTGTCCACCACCACTTGGAGGTGTAACAGCACCACCAAGAACGGCAGTTTTTAGTTGAGCGACTGCGGCCGTCCCAAATGCACGTAAGACTTTAACAGTTTTATCATTTTCACCAATAGTAATTTTTCGAGAGATTGCGTTGTAAACATACTCGCCCGCTTCTGGTGTAAAATTTTCATCGTTTTTAGTGGCCAGCGAAAATCCATCGCGGTTAAACGAACCGGCTACCATAGCAAAAGCAACTGGTTCGCCATATAAATCTTCTGCTTCAGCGACTGCAGCCATATAAGGAGGATCCGTTTCATCACCGAAACCGTCGATACCTTCTGCCATTTTGATCAATCCTAAGATTTCTTGTTCAACTTTCACTGGAACATCCAGTAAACCAAAGTTTGCAGCTACTGATCCGGTACCTTTTTTGGACAAGTAATATTCAACGTTACCGGCAAATACTTTGACCGCTTCTTTGGATAGCCCCGTTAAGTCGAAGGCAGTAGGTCCACCTTCTTTTTGTTTACCTTCTAAAATGTGAATTTCTGCTGTTGTATCTGGTTCCAATGCTGTGGTAAGTTTTCGAACCGATAATTTATCAAAGCCATAAGTTTCCATTTATAAATTCCTCCTAATAAAATAGACACCGATTAATAATCAGTGTCATGAATTTGTGTGTTTTTTCTGTACCGCCTTGCATCCACAAAGCGTTTTGTTTCTGGGAAATATTCATCAAGCCCACCGTTCAACTGTGTGTATCCGAATTTCCACATCGCAACTTTCACTGCTTTAGCAATTTCTTTCGTCAAAATCCTAGATTGGGTTTCGACATTAATCTGATAACTGAATGTTTGTGACATCTCTTTATTGGCTGCATAGTAAGCGCTAGTCGGCGGCCCAAGAGGTGTGTCAATAATAATGAAAGGTTTGGTAGAATCAAAACTTTCCGGCACTTCGTAAAACTTGATATTCTTTGCTGACACTTCTTTTGCAATCATAGGATCAACAGACAAAACACTATAGACTTCCATCATCATATCTTTCATCGTGCCAACTCCTCCATGTCTGATCGCAATTTTTGAAGTGCTGAAACCTCTGTTTTATCAACTACTCCTTGGAGTTTACCCATCCCTCTAGGACTGACATACTTGCCAAATCGTGTATAACCGAATTCACTTAGATGGACTAAACGCCATCGAGAACCTTGGCCCCAACCTACTTCAATTCGTTTGGGCGGTCCTTTCTTGACGCTAGAAACAATAACTGTGTCGTGGGTTTCCCCTGTATCCATATATGTTGCCGCTGCCGCTTCTACATCCTGCTTCAATTCGTTACCGTAATTTTTAAGTGCTTTGTTGACTACACGAGTGGTTCTTGCTGGGCCAATTTTAGCTTCGATATTCTTTAAAATTTCATCCATACCCTCGATTGAAAAACTCATGAAGTCACCCCCAAAATAATCTTGAGAAAGTCGTTGTTCTCCAAATCTGGCGCAAAATCTACAATATCCCATACATCATCTTTGTATCGAAAATCATCTAAGATTACTTTATGCGCGTTGTCTGGCAAATAATCTGTAAATGGATCTCGAATCTTGATTGTGACAGCTTTCTTGGTTCCTTTGCCACTAAGGATATCCCTATCTTTAGAAGAAGGGTTATAGACTAAGCAGGTGCAAGAATACAATTCCTTATTTTCTTGCTCACCTGGTTCTGGACCATCATTGGGTTTTACTTCAAAAAAAGTAACCGGCGTATTCAAATCACCAGCTACAATTTTAGGTCTTTCATATTTTGTTTTAATCGGCAACTTGATCACCTACCAAGTCAATTGAAGCGTCCATTATCATCATCTGAAAGTTATCGTAAAAGTATTCGAGCGCCTCGTTCCTTAAATAACGAGTGCGCTCATAGACTAATTCTTTGCCCTTTTCATACTTCGTAGGATCAAACTCTCCAATGATCGATTTTATATCGGCAAACCCACTTTCCAGTTGTTTGCCAATACTTTCATCTTCGGACGAATGAAAAATACGAAAACGTTCCTTGAATTCATCAATAAACACTTGATCTTTCATTCGTCACCCCTCCAATAGATCAATTAGATCTTGCTTCTTAGCGTTGCTTGCATAATCAATTGCACGCTCGTCTAACAACGCTTTTAGTTCTGGAACCGTAAGGCTAGAATAGTCTACAGTCGCCATACGAGCGTTAGGCGTTGTTACTCCCCCGATTCACCACTTGTTGGAATAGCAATGTCGTAGACTTGTGCTGCGTAATTATCAACAGGTTTACCATTGCCCAACATGTCAATTGCATAAAGGGTTGCACGTTTCATCGCAAACGTTTCTTTGTATTCAGAAATTTTTTCAGGCTGAGACTGCGTAGCATCATAGCCATTTTCCATAAATACAATTAGTTTGTTCACAGGAACATCAACCGACTGGATAATGTGATCTGGGGAAATAAATGGCATGTTCGTAACGAATACCCCATTTGCATTTTGGATCGTTAGTCGTGCAACAATATCGTAGTAGTTGACTGGGTTGATAATTAAGTAAATCTTACCGTCAACCACACGTGTTTCATCAGTAGCATTTGTGTCACCAGTACCAATTGAATGTTTGTAAGAAGCCATTTTTTTCATAACAGCTGCAAATTCAGTAACCATTGATGCTGCGTCTTTGAATGTTAAAGTACCAACGCTGGCTTTATCCGGATAAACCCCACCAACAACGGCTCCATCTAAATCTTTCAACAAACCAATCGGTTCATCTTTACCGGTACCAGTAACAATTTTAGTTGCCCAAGCGTCTTTAACAGCTTCTGTTAAGCAAAGGCGTACATAACGGTTAATCCATCGAGCGCCTAAGTGCAATGTATCGTTTGAAATTAAGAAGAAAGCAGTTAAGGCGATCTGTGTTGCTTCTTCCACTCCGAATTCAGCATCTAATTGCCCTTCAAGATCTTTATGCAATGGACCGAAAACGGCAACCCCTTTGCGGCGAGAACGAATTGTTTTAGTTAGACCAACAGTTGGCGTGAAATTCACCAGACGTAAAATAGGATGTTCCTTTTGAAGATCTTCAAATACACGTTCGAAAATGGTTACTGGCCATGTAATGTCCTTGTCGAAACCGCCGGCTTTTTCTACTTCATTGTAGAATTTAGTTTCTTCTGCTGTTAAAACTGGAATACCACGTGCTTGAAGGATTTGGTTGTCAGTAACATTCTTCAATTCTTCATACTCAGCACGTACTTGCGATCCTGCATCTTCTGCAATCGCAGTCACATAAGCTTCTAAAGCATCGTTTACTTGTTCAGGTGTTGCATCTTCTTTTGCAGAAATAGCGTTAAAGACTTTCTTCGCATCTGCAGTTTTGTCTGTAATTTTTAACATAGTTTATTCTCCTTTTCGCAATCGTGCGATTAATGATTTTGGTTTTGGTTCTTGTTCCACTTGATTTGTTACAGGTTGGCTTAAATTAGCCATGGCAACAGCCACTGCATCTTGAATCATAGAAGCAATATCCTGCGGTTCCTCTTGAGGTTCGGCACGTTTTACAGAATTAGCAAATCCAAACTCTACAGCTTCATCTGCTGTGAACCACCTAGCTTCGTTAATCCATGTAGTGATTTGATCTTTTGATTGACCAGTTTTATCTGCATAAATAGATAAGATAGAATCATCGATTGTTTCAAGAGCCTGCAAGGTTTTCTTGATATCAGTTTTATTTCCCCATCCAACTGTTTCAGCTTCATGAATCATAAATGAAGTTCCAACATTCATGACCACCTCATCCGCACCAGCGCAAATAAATGTCGCTGCACTAGCAGCCGTTGCCATGACTTCTACAGTGATATGACTGCTATGGTTTTTCAGATAGTTATAAATTTCAACACCTTGGAAAACATCTCCGCCATTAGAATTCAGACGAATCACAACATCATCAGTCACACCATCTAAGTTATCTCGAATCAATTTGGCATCGATATACTTGTCATCTGACCAGTATCGTTTTTGGATAACACCAGATAAGGTGAGAATATGTTTTCCTTCTTTTGACTCATTGTGAAACTCAAAAGGTACTTTTTTAATTTCCGGCATTTTCGTTCTCACCCCCTTTCGATACTTTTTCATAGTTCTTAGTCATAATCAGTTGCTGGCCTTCGCCATTCGGCAACGGATCATAGTCAGTCACTTCACGCACTTCGTCACGCAAGAACGTTCCAGAAGAAACGATCTTATCGATCTGAGTAGCGTTTTCCAGAATGCTGACAGGCAATACTTTAGAAACTTTGATGCGTTCACCTTTTTGGTATTCTTTTTTTGTAATGATTTTGGCCATCAACTCGTCCTGAAGCTTCTTCATCAGCGGTGCGATACAAAGTTTACGAAAAGCATCTAGATTAGAATCAAGATCAGCTTTTTCACCATAAATAAGCGCCGTAGGAACTCCTATGGCGTTGGCTACATCATCGATCAAAGATGTTTTCATTTTATTCAGTTCATCCAGCGATTGATTAGACACACCTTGTTTATTGGTGTATTCCTCATAATCAATATTCTTCACCTTTGCCACGATCGCAACTGATTTTGTCTTAAAGGCTTGATAGATTTTATCGACATATTCTTGAAGTTTTTCTGTTCGAGTCTTGCCGTTTTCATCTTTCTTTTCGTTGGCAGTAGCAGTTGCATTGATAGACACAGATCCGCGAATTTGATTGTTTCGCATTGCAATTTCAATAATTCGCCCAAATAACTCCGAATAGTCCTCGAACAAGCCCTTTGTAAAACGATCAAGTTTATCATTGTTGTATTCAATGTAGATAACGTCAGACATATTGAAGCTTTTTTGAAACACATAGTTCTTTACTGTTACGCCAGTGAACACATCATCGTAAACGGCATATTCCGTGCGAGAAAAATCATCCGCAATCAGCAATTGATTATCTTCAGTAAAAATGACTAGCACTTCGTTGTCGTCCATGAGTCGGTAGAAGAACTTTTCCCAGAACGTTGCAGCCGACATATCATTGTTGGGTCGAACATTCAAAATGTATTCCCAATCTGCCGTGCCATCTTTGTTTTTGAACTTTACTTCCAACGTGGACATTGTTCTTGCAACAAAATCAAGCACTGTGTTTTTGGCCATGATTTTCAGATATGCTCGAGCGGATTCATCATCACCATAGACAAGATCAGGAATCCAGTCTGAAGGCTCTTCGTTTCGAATGGACTGCTTAAAGACATCAAATAAACTCACATATTTTCACCACCTTTCAATTGGATTAGATGTATGGATCACCTTCACTTTCCGGCAAATCGCCTACCTGATTTATTTTGGACCTGTTCAGGCGGTTTCTTCTTGTAACCCAAAGGTGTTGTAGTTACTTTAGTGAAATAGACTGTGTTGCCTGCCATTACATTTTTCGTTTTTCGCTCTATGTTTAGATATTGAGGTTTATACATAATAATCACTCGCTTTCTAAAAATTAAATTGTAAGCATTACCAAAGGTGATATAATAAGTTATCAGTCGCTTTAAACTGAAATAAAACAAGGAGGATACTTACTATGGCAGACAAATTAATACCGCCCGGCACTGATAATCAAAGACCTGGTAAATATAAAGAAGTGGGTCCCAGAGGTGGCGAAGTTTCAAAACCAAGAGAAGTTAAAATCGACTCTGGTGATAGATTACCCCCAACACAAAAGCCCGGTAATAAATGGACTAAAAAGTGATTAATTAGAGCTAGGGCCCATCCTAGCTCTTTTTTAAAATTCAATTTCATCCAACATATCAAAGGCATCATCGTAGTCGTAATCAATGATTTCATCAGCACGCCATAGACAGTATTCAAAAGCTTTGAACCCGTCTGTCTTGCGCCGAACCTCTTCTTTCTTCTTGTATGATTTGTTGCCGTCTCCATTCGTTTTTACTAGTACATTATTCGTGTACCAGCGCATCAATGGATTATCACCAAAGATAATGTGATTATTTGCAAATGCATCTTCAATCCTTGGCGCTAGTAAATTATCTGCAGCAGTTGGGTTTCTGATCACTTCAATTTCAAATCCTTCCTCCAAAAACAACGGCCGCAATAAATCCATGCGGAAATTATCGGCTACTATTTTCGTTATGCCGTATTTTTCACGTTGCTCAACAAACCATCCGACAACTGTTTTAGGATCGATTGTGGGCCCATCTATGACCGTCAGCAAACCTTTTTCTTCCCATTCCCTTATCGGTGCAAATTTTTCTTTTGTAGTTTCGGAAGCCTTACGAGAATACCCGTAATAAATGTCCACAAATTGCTTTCTAACGAACGAATGGGTCTTGAATACATAATCATCCCCATCACGAAACAAAAGCCCACAGGCGGCGAAATCTCGCAAACTAGCATAGTCTAAACCGCCGATAGCTTGTTTACCAATTAGATTCGTTGGAAACGGTCTGTTTGTTGCTAGAATTTCTTCACGACTAGCCACCGATCGCTCTAAATCCGTGACAGGCAAATTCATACGTTTAGTCATGAACTCTTCTCGGTTGCTTGGGTCGTCTTCCAAATCCTCGTATTCTTCCATGACCGTTTCGTAGAGATTGTCCGCATACTCAGATAGCGGATGATGAAACATTGGATTTGCTAACTCCCAGTTATCTGGGTCATTGACCTGTTCTTCTGAGTCTAGTTTGCAAATGAAAGGAAAAAGAGCATTGAAACGGACTGAACCGCTCAACACTCTTTTCGCTTTTTCTTTCATGTTGTCCAAGAATCCCTCACGAACATAACCGTCAGTACCCACATAAAACTCCCTCGGGTTCGGGCGTTTACCAAGCCCACTAATATGGACTTTTACATCTTTGTTCGATTCGTATCGATGGATTTCATCAAAAGCTACTGCTCCATCACGCAATCCATCTTTTGTATCGCCATTACTAGTACGGAATTTTATTTTACTTCCAGTCTTTTTGCTCGTGATCACTGACTTCCCATATTCGAAAGCTTTTTGTAACGTCTTATTCCGTTTGATTGTATTGTATATTTCTTCGAATGAAGTTTTCGCTTGATCTTCACTATTAGCTACAATCGAAACGTTGTAGTCCATGATGCCGTGCATTTCAGTTTGAAGGAAGTTTAGAACAACTGATAGCAGCCCGTTTTTACCACCACCACGGCCAAACATCCAAAGAAACTTACGATAAACATTCCGGTCATTCTTTTTGAAATAAAAAAAGATAAATGCGATTAAGAACTTCTGGAATGGCTGCATTGGGAAATACCATTTCTCACCATAAGCAATACACTTATCAATCATCACATCATCGAAGTAAACATCATCACGACTAAGGACATCACGTTCTACATACTCAATTAAATCTTTCCGCTCTTTATTGAACTTTATTTCTCCTGATTTGAATTGCTCAATATAATAATCGACATGTTTTTGATGAATCATGTTAGATCACTCTCATCATAATCATCTCGATTGTCAGTAACTACTTTTCCGTTTAGATCATCCAGGTTAAGGTCTTTACCAAGAGCAATAATTGCACGAGAAATCGTAACTTTTTGAGCGATTGCTGGGTTAGTTTTAAGATACGTTTGAGTGCCGTTAAAGCCTTCGACAATTGGTCCGTATTGCTTAACAGCTTTATCCATTTTTCGATAAAGCCTAACTAAATCAAGGTATCTCTCAACTTTTTCAAGTTCCATCTGATCGTTTACGTCAATCTGTCTCAGCAACTGCTTCTTTAAATCTGACATCTTCAAAGGCTCTCACCCCCCTAGCAAAAAATTTTTAGTCATAAATTTGGACAGTTGACCCCATCCACCGGTTCCCAATTTTGGGATTTGACCCCAAAATATTTCGACCGGGGGTATGTCACTCCCCACTTTCGTTTATTATTTGGCCTAATTTTGGGATTTAGTTTTCACGAAATCGATTGACAATGAGATGTAATCGTACGTTACTTCTTCTCTGTCTGGTACTGGATGAGTTTCGCTGTAGTCTCCACCCATTATGATCACATGACCATCATCAACTCGCTGCTTAAATGAATTCAACTTATCAATTGTATCTTGAATCCAAGCGCTGGCATCATGTCTTGATTCATTTAGATTTTGAATTGCTGATCCTTCTTTTATAAATGTTCTTTCATCATTACTCATTGATTAAACACCCTTCCGTTATTAAGATCGATCGACAAGACTTTGTTTCTAGGATCATCTTTTGTCATATAAACAAATGTGATTACATTTGTTCCTGGCATATCACTGTCAGTAACATAATGTGCAGTCATAGATGCAACCCCAACCTCTTGGCCTTTGATATAAAGCTTAGGTACTTCCCCTTTCAAATCGAAGCTAACGTCTTCGCTATTCAATCTCAACACTCCCTCGTAATTAATACCTCTCACACCCAATATAGGCGTAGGAACCCAGTCTTTCTGTGTACTGAATAATCTTTTCAAAATACCTACCACCACTCATCATCCCACTTTCTTTTCTTTGGTTGACCACGATAGTTCATTCGGTCGTGTCGCTTGTTGTGGCAGTCCTTGCATAACGTTCTTAGATTGTCTGGATCAAACGCAAGCTCTGGATTTGTTTCCAACTCTTTGATGTGATCGACCTCCAGTATCGAATCATACTGTGTGGTTAGTCTGCCTTCGGCTTTACACCATAGACATTCGTAATGATCTCTCTCAAGTATTGCCTGTCTTAGATTTCTCCACTTAGTCGATCCATAAAACCTAGCACGATCTGCTTTGGTTTTGACAACAGGTATCATTGTTCTTTGGCTAATTGCTCAACGTAAACATTTACCAAGGCTCTTTGCACTTGTAAGATCCCATCTACTCCAAGCTGTGTGACATTTAGGTTCATACGTTCTTTTATAAACGTTGCATTAACAGGTGCCTCGAGAGACCTCTTCATCATGTAGTAGTTCAGCGCTGCAAGTTCATCTACCTTCAGTCCGTATGCGATAATGACTTTCCAGAATAAATCAGAAATGGCATCCATGTCCTTCTCTTCATGTAACTGAGTTAGTATCTTGATGTAGTCATCTTGTTTTTCTGGAACAGATTTCTTTTTATGGTCTTGCGGTTTCTTCATTTCTATCACTCCCTTAGACATAATAAAAACACCTAAGGTTAGTTAGGTGTTTGGAATTTATCGGTTTTTAAATTAGCATATTTATCAATATTTAGTTCGTAATAATTGATGTGAGATTTTATTTTTTTCTCGAATATATCTTTTTCAGCTTGTCTACCACTGACGTTTATAGGCAAAGTATCTCTAAATTCATACGAATTGGAAATTTCAACTATACTGTGCAGTAATCTCAGTGTATATTCAACTACTCTTATAAAGTAAAACTGATTATCTGTTGTCAAAAACGGAAGTTCATCTGTTTTGAGATAATCAAGCTTTTTTAAAATATCTGCAACTTGTCTATTTATTCTTTTCTTCGTTTCATCATCACTCAAACCTTCATCAAATACTTTTACTAGTGGCTTTATGTATTCATTATTTATCATTAACCTGAAACTTAGTCTTTCGCCTTTTTTGACAATATAATTTTTTACATAGATTAATAAAGGAAAAACTATACTTGAAAGTATACCGACTATAAAACTAACAATATCTAAATTCAATTTGATACTCTCCTCTTCTTATAGATGAATATAAAATTAAAAAAATAAAAGTAAACAAAAATAAAAAAGGCTATTTAATTCTATGACAAGCAATATATCCACATTTAGTACAATAAAGATGACACATTTTAATCAACAATAATCTTTAAGTTATTACTTTCAAAACTCTTATAGAATTCTTTGAGTCTAATCTTATCCATTTCGATTTTTTCAGAACCAGGATGATTATGTTTGTCCGTGCCAATAAAAATGCTTACTGTAGTAATAGCATTTGATTTACATAAATCTACTAACAAACTCATATAATATTTTGCTAATCCCTTGTTTCTATATTTATCAATTAGAGTATTTAATCTTAATAATTCTATACCAATTCCGATGCCTGGAATATCAATTGGCTCACTAAATTCTATAATGAATATTTCTTTATTATCATCATCTAAAATTTTTATTTTAAAATTACCATTTTCTTTATCGTAATATATTTCGGGATCATTCATTTTCAGATTTATTCTAATGTTCTTCCATTTCATAACCTTACAGAGAACTCTCTCATTAGTTTTGCTTAAGTCAGAAACTAACACACAATTTTTCACTCAAAATCCTCCTATCATATTTATTTAACAAAAATAATTTTTTGCAACAATAAAAACTGCTTATATTATAGACCAAAAAAAGCACTTGAATGAGTTAAATTGATTCAATCTATGATAAAGGTAAGTTTCTCAAAAATAATAATTCTAATAGAAAACTAAACTTGAAGTTTTGAAATATCTCATTTTTATATTTTTAAAGTAAAATCACTTTTTGTTTCACGCTTCGAAAATTCTGTTTACTCGACTTTTCTCTGATATGTACTATCATTTGTGATTTCTCCTTAATTTTATATAAAAATACATTCAATAAGAGTGGTATTAGTCTCGTAATTTTACTATCTTTTGTGAATTTGATTTGTGATACTTACCATTGTTATCCTTAATGTATAGTTTGATATTGCTATCAATCAATTCATCATAGTTCCATCCATATAAACTTATATTAATTCTATCGAGCCCAGAAAAACTAAAGGGTAGTTTTCTCGTATCAATATGATTTCCATAAATATCCTCTATGCTAAAATATTTGTCGTTCCACAAATAATTCAAAGAGTTTTTTTTATAATTCTTTATGAATCCAATTTCTTCGATTTGAAATGCACTAGTGTTATTTTTTGACAAACTTATATTATAGTATTTATCATTATGCGGTTCTGATACTATAGCCACTTTTATACTCTCTCTTTTTTCTCTAAAAGAAAGTACTAAAGAAATAACTACAGCTCCGACAGTTCCTATAGCACTCAACATATCCCATATATTTCCTAAATCAACATTTAACGACATATTTGCTCCACTCCTCTAGTCTTTATATATTTAAAGTAAACCAAATATATATTATAAGAGCAACAATATATTCTAAACAAAAAGACAGCACTAGCGAATTTTGAAATGAAGAGTTTCACCTCGATTCAAAAAATTGTGCTGTCTTTCGTATCCGTCAAAGAAGTTTCGCGATAAGGAGATTGCCTCCTTTCGGTATTTGGATTAGTGTGAGTAGTCCAACAACCGTCTCTCCGTTTCTTCTACGCTATTAATATAACCTGTTTAAATCAAGAAATATACACTGTGATAGAGGTCGCATTTTGTGGCAACGCTAAAACAAACTTAATTGATCCTGGTCTGCTGAATAGTAGTCCATTTCTTCTTGCTTCTTCAGGCGTTCCTCTCGTCTTGATTCGTATTCATCAACGAATGAAAGTGTCTTACGAATCTCTGTGTGTCTCTTGCGGATGTACGACACGCTGTAGCCTGTTTCATCTGCTATGTCATATACGTCCATGTCCTCAATGTATTTCAATTTAACGATTTTATTATCGGTACCGTTGAATGAGTCAATCAGTTCCAACAGTTCTACTTTCTCACATTCTAGGACTGATATCTCTCTCTCGATTACTTCTATGCTCTCTTCAAGTGATGATGATCGTGAGTTCTTTTCTAGGCGTACGTTTGCTAAGTCGCCATTGACCCATCGATCTAATTCCAATTTACTCTTGTTAAGATTCCATTTCATGAAGAGAATTTGTTCTTCTAAATCTTGGTAGTTTTTAAGCCATTGAAACCTCACAAACGCCACCCCTTTATGGTAAAATAGTCTTGTCACAGGTCGCTTACTCAAAAGGTAGTGGCTTTTTTTATTTGTCAAAATGAGCCGCATATCCATTTGCTTCATCCATAATCAAACTTTTTAGATCATTGCCAAGCACTTTCCTGTTGGCCGTACCATTTGCCTTGGCTTTTTCCTGTTGTCGCCGCTTCTTCTTTTTCACTTTTGATTTAGTCTTTCCCAATATATTTATCCTCACCTTCATCTATTGATTTGCCTATAATAATTCCGAAGAACACCAAGGCTACAAATGATACGAATATTAAAACCGCTATTGTCATGTTCACCCTCCACTCTCAATCGCATCTCTAACCACTGGATCACGAAAAAGCATTTTATATTTTAGTTGCTCATGCTGCAGTTGTTGCTCTAGCTTAATAATCTGCTGTTGCTGGTTGATTATTGTATAGGATAGCCAACTCATGCCTGCGATCGTCAGCAGTATTATGATGATGGATAGACTATCATTCATTTGCTTATTCCTGTTCTTAATCTTCGTCATCTATATATTGACCTTCTTCCAAAATACTATAAGCCGTAGTTCCATCTGCATTTTCAGTTTCTCCCAGACAGTCATCATCTAAAAAAGCAACATATCCTGTTGGATAGAGAGTTACACAGTCTTTGTGATAATACTCATCATCCACTTCTATTACTTCATCATCCCATTTGAAATAGTCGGAACATGCTTTACATTTTTCCATAGTTATCTTATCCCTCCTGTTCGCTATCGCTGACGATTACATACTGTATTTTTTGAAATGGCAATTCACTTCATTTATCATTCCTAACACTAATTATTTACCAAGTCATTTCATTATGATATCCTTATAAAAAGGAGTGTTTTAATGAAATATTTTGTAGAAGTTTTGCTGATGACCATTTCCTTTGCTGTAGTCACTATTCTTATTGGTATTATTTTTAAAGATTTCACGTTCGATACAATACCTTTTTCAGAAATTCTATACTCAACTTTAATCTTCTTTTTAGGATGCATGGTGACCTTTTTTATTAGTACAGTTTATAAAAAAGTGAAATCCAGAAAAAATCCTAAGTAAATCTACTCATCTATTTCGTCGGATAGCTGACTAAATCAATACCTCAAAAAGACTCTCAAAGATCCCGACGGGAATGCTATTGCCAGATTGCTTATACATCGGCATCCTAAATCTGCCGTTTCTTTCAACTGTTGAAGCCGCTGCAAAGTAGTCATCGTCTGAATAACCTTGCAGTCTCCAGCACTCAAGTTCCGTTAGATATCTAAATCGATCGTTACCACAGTCAATGACTTGTGCCGGTGTACGATCTTGCCTCGTGGTGATCGTGTAGGCGTACTCTTGAATCACCGTCGCTCGTTTGATACCTGTCTTTCCGATTACAGATAAGACACTAGGCTGCGTTACGTTGTAGATTGGATCAACTTGATCGTTATTAAGCAAGAACTCTTTAATGTTCTGCATTGGCTTACGATTCAAAATTTGAAAGTTAAAAGGTTCTTGATTAAGAACTGAGATCGTAAATACCCGTTGCCTCGCTTGTGGCAGACCGAAATCCCTTGCGTCCAACAATTCAAAACTATTCGAGTAACCAAGTTTCTCCATTTCATCAAGATACCGATTGAAATTCTTTCTCATATGCTTATGCAGCACGCCTTTTACATTCTCCCAAATTACAATCCTTGGCTTCCACATTCCCATATCACGTATGATTTTGATTGTTTCCCACATCAAGCTTGACCTAGTTTCCGATCCTTCATCAGCACCTTTTTGATGCCCAGCAATAGATATATCCTGGCAAGGTGATCCGTGAATTAAAATGTCTGGCTTAAGATTCCAATTGATTACTGATTGAGTTTTAAAAGGCAGTTCATTTGCAAAGATAGCGTTGTAACTATCAACAGCCTTCTGATCAATCTCCACATAATCAATCGATTTGGTCGGTATTCCTAAGTTTCTTAATGCAATTCGAGGGCTGCCAATCCCTCCGAACAATTCTAAAATTTGAAGCACCGGCTTCACTCCTTCAGTTGGTTATTTTGGTGGATTACTAATTAACATTTTTTTTACATCTTTTATTTCGTATAATTGCCAATTAATCTACATTTCTGCTTAAAATCAATTCCTTTACATTATCTATGAAGAGCTTTAAACTTGAACACATAGTATTTTTGTAACTTTTTTGTAGTTTAATAATAAAAGGAGCTGCTATATTATGAATAAGGTTTTTAAAACTGTTACTTTTGGAAACTTACCTTTGAAAGTAAATCCAGAAGTAAGCAAATTTATAAAAGAAAAAGACACAGCAGAAATAAAAGCAGAAGTAAATTTAGAAACAGGTGATGTAAGGTTATTTATAGATCCTGAAGAGTTAAAAAAACTCAAGTAAGTTGTAGCCAATTTATTCAATAAATATCAATTTAGATATTTATTTCAGCCATTATCAATTTTAATTGATAATGGCTTCTTTCTTTTCTAGTTAATAATTTCTGTCGTTAATAAACTTCATTATATTTTCTTTTTTTATTTGGTATAATTAAAAAAAAGTATCTTCAGGAGGTTAATTATGTTACGCTACTCTTTTTTGAATACCGAATTATATTTTGATACTAATAGCCAATCTGAATTTGTTCATTTTTTTCATTTGTTCTCTAATTTTTACCCCATTTTTAATAATCATATGTCCGTAGCTTCAAAAGGTACATTATCTATTGTTAATCCGACAAAAACTGGACCTGTTTATTTCAAAGAATCTCAAGTTATCTTTTTAGCTGTTGAATCTAACGTCTGGAACGACACACAATTTGTTTTCCAAGCATCTCATGAACTTTGTCACTTTTTTATTGATAACAAAGAATCTTTCAGCATGAAATGGTTTGAAGAAACTATATGCGATCTATCATCTCTATTTTTTCTGAATAAAATGAGCGAGTATCATCTTGAGAGAGGCGACATACAAAATTCATTACGTTACAGAAATTATCTTTCATATTGCGTGTCTGAAAACGAAATGGAAAAGTTTACTGTTAATTCTGATATCGCTTTGGAACGTTATGATAGAAAAAAAGAAAGATACTTGGCTACTTTGCTATTACCTATTTTCGAAAAACATCCTTTACTTTGGAAAGAAATGCCAATTTTGATAAACAGTAACCCGAAAAGCTTTGTTGAGTTACTTACTAATTTTGAAAAGATGGTACCAGCCTATCTAGATGAAGCTAAAAGGGAATTTACTGATCTTTTCCCGAATTGATATTATTGCAAGCCATGAAAACAGGCGAACTTCCAGTAGGCCCTTTAGGATCTTGATGACCTACTTCGACTGCGGCTTTCGCTTGTTTCATTTTGTATTGTATTTCTTCTAGCTCTTTTAACTGCTCTTTGGTATTGTCATGAATCACATTTACCTCTCCTTATCTCTTCCGATTCTGGAATTATTTTAGATCGCTGGTCTTAACGAAGACACCATTAACCATCTTTCCAGTACGCCCTTTTATTTCGTCATAAGCAAAATTCAGGCACTCATATATATCCATATCGCTCTGTAAAGCTAAGATAATTAAAGTAACTGCAACATCCCCAATGCCATCCCGTAATGCATCCTGGTCATTTCTTGCTAAAGCTGCCGCAACTTCTCCAGTTTCTTCTACAACTTTCAGCATTTGTTTGCTAGGATCAGCTTTATCCAATCTTTTTTCTTTGGCCCATATCTCTACTAACTCAACCAGTTCATTCATTATGTTTCCTCCGCTTTCTTTTTTTCTCTTCCGATTACCGACTCAATCTACTTGCTCGAACAAAATGGCATAATCATCAATGTCCAGAATCTCAGCTATTTCTTGTACTTTTTTCAGCGTTACATTTACTTTTTTACTCTTCAAAGCGCTTATGTTTCCATTCATAAAAATTGAGAGTTTAATATTTTTGTTTTCTGCGTGCCATATTACGTTGGTCCAAAATATCTCTATGATGTCCATTCTTGAGATCCCTCGTTTCCTTTCTGATTGGTATGCCATTCTTGTTGCAGATCGGACAGCTATTAGCTACTGCCCGACCACATTTATCTTCTTTCCAAACAATTTTTTCGCCTTTACATCGATAACATTTCATCAAAACACCTTCTTGAGTTGCTTAGACTTCAGTAAGTGCAGATACAACAAGCCAATGTCAATTGGATCTTCATTCATGATTTGAGCAACTTCGCTGGGTTTAAATCCTTTTAAGAACAGGTCCTTCGCTTGATTTATCACGCCAACGCTCCAATAGAATTTAGCATCTTCCAAGATGATTATTTTGCCGTCATTCATCCCCATCCGAATCACCTAATGATTCTTTAAAGATCACATCTTCTTTTTTCTTGCTCCAAGTATCAGCGAATGGTGCGAAGTACTGACGAGAAATTTCAATCTGATCAATCAATGCATCTTCAGACATTTCATAAACCGCAGCTACTTCAGAGAGTTTTTCCCCGTCTTCAATTTGAATTAACACGTCACGAGGATTGATTGTGATGCTGTCTGGCAATTGCAACGAAGTAGCTTTTTTAATAAATTCATCGATCGTGTCTTTTGATACCTGGATCTCAATTACTTCGATTTCTTCAACACCATCGCCAACATCTAATGAAGTTTGCTCTTCTTTCAGGATTTCAACCGTTCCGTCGCTATTCACTTCATAATTGATATTTGGACGTTTAGTCTGTTTGTTGATAGGAAGCGTGTAGCCAACGGTTTCGGGTTGGATTGTTACTGATACCGTTTTGCCTAGAAAGTCGCTCAAATCGTCATAGCGGCCTTTCAGCGATCCGTTGTTTACCACTAGTAGCACTTCTACGTTTCCGTTAGATTTTGATGTAGCCTTTTTTACCTCTGGTCGAAAGTTTACTTGTTTAGTCATTTTTGTTTTCCTCCAATTTTTTTATAAAAGATTTTTTCTTGATCGAATTGCAACTAACTTTGATTGTTTCTTACTGCTGCGTTCGTTTGCCGGTCGTGTTCGCCACATCTGTTCTAGCTTCCGAGCAAGTGTTATTGCTTTCGATTCTGTACAGGTTTGGCTGATTTGATATTTCACATCGCCATTTACGTCCAGAAATTGAACATTCCATTCTTTAGACTTCTCCATTACTTGGTTCCCTCCAATTTTCTCTTGCGCCGATCACTTGCTCTTTTGCGCTGCTGACGAGCTGATTCAAAGCAACTCATTTCCTCAAATCTATTTGTTTTAGAATTGAACTTTGCAAAGGTCACTGGGAACCCATAGCGGTTAGCAAACATCTTCATTTTCAACATTGATATTGCATCTTGATACCCTTTAACATCGACTACCTTAACCAGCTTGCCTTTTTCATAAATGACGAAATCCGCTCGGTAATGAATAGGTGCCACCTTCAGCCCATCGCTATAAAATCCATCTTGCAAAACCATATTTTTCTGCATTTCGCAAAAGTTTTCAGATATCGGTAAAAAACTTATTCCTTTTTGCTTCAAAATCTTGTAGTATCTGGCTTCGGCTTTTGAATCAAAGAGAATGCCGTCTACTTCATGTTTAGTATTTCCGTACTTACTTCTAGTTTTTGGAACCAATAGCTACACCGCCCTTAATCGTTTATCTGCTGTAGTTACGAACTTAAACGCAAAACCTTTTGAATTTTTGAATAATCGAGATACTATTCTTTCGCCATAGGCTTCACGCATTTCATTTCCCGTCAAATTTGTCGTTAAGATGATTGCCTGATTTTGACGCGCTTCCAAAATCGAGTTCAAAGTATCGTTGTTGAAATTTGTGCTGCTGCTAAATTTGGTCCCGCCAAGTTCAGAACCTAAGTCATCAATAACGACTAGATCAGCTGTCTTAATATCTTTCATCAGCGAACCTTGGATTTCTTTTCTCAACTGCTCGTCATTAAACGAATATTTGATTTGCTCTAACAACTCACGGTAGCTAATGAAAAGACATTTTTTGTCGTAGTCTGACTGCTTGATAATTTCCCAAGTGGCAGCCATGGCTAGATGACTTTTACCGCTACCTGACTTTCCATTCAAAGCAAGGTGTTTGGGTTCACCACTCAGTACAGCTTCTACAAAACTTTTCGTGATATTAACAGCAGTCTCTGTTTCAACATCAATAATTTTATAGTTATCAAAAGAACAGTCAAACAAAGATTTGTCGGTAATCACTGACCCAAATTTAAAGAAATTGAGTGTTTTGTTTTTTAGGCTCTCGTTATAGATGCGTTCCGTTTGAATATCTTCTTTGCGTTTAAGATCATAAAAACCACATTTCATACACGTAGGCGCACATCGTTCCGAACCATCTTTATTTTTTGCACGATAGCCATACAAGTTACCGCCGCACTCTGGACATTCGCCCCTTACAATGAGTACTTTTTCTATCAGAATCTGCATACCTTTGGCTATGCTTTCCATTTTTCACCTCAATCTATATAGGCAGATCATCATACTCATCTGAACCTGTATTTTGTAGTTTGTTAGTTCCGCTTGTTGTTCTAGGCTTGTCCTTTTGAGCCTTCATTTTGTCAAAATGCTTTCGTAGGCTTGATGGTGACAAAACAACAGTGCTCCAAAATTCATGTTGAGAAGCCCACACAATCATTTCTTGAACTTCTTTTCCTGATCGTTTGTCTGATTCGATTGTTAGGCGAATTGTATTCGCCCAATCATCAAGGTTCGGTTCTTTGATGTCTTGGTTCTTTCTGATTAATTTGAAAAGAGTTTTTGCAAGAATTTTATTAGGGGCGTCGTCTTCGTAGACACGCTTTTTGCGTGTGTTGCGAGGATTATTATTTTTATCATTCTTAACATTCTTATCATTCTTATTATTGTTCGGTTGCTGTTCGGATAGTGTTCGGTTGCCGTTCGGTTGCTGTTCGGATAAAGGTTTCCCGTATCGCTCAAACCCTTGGTATTCTTCATAATTCAACACTGTGAATAGTGTTCCGTAATCGGTCTGTTTAATTTTGATTCGATTTTCTTTCACTAATTGATCAATTTTGTCTTTAATAGTCGAAAGTGAGTAGGTTTTAAATGCACGCTTCTCCATATAAGCCAAATCATTTTGTAAATTCCTGTACGATCTTAAATACTGACCACGATTCAGATGGATGCCTGCAATGTTGGTGCCTTCTTTGGCAAAAACAGCATTTCCATAAATGTAGAAGAAGATTCTAAACTTAACGACATCCGTCCAAATTGGGTTTTCAAATATTTCTCTACTTGTTTGAAATGCGCCTTTCACCATGAAATCACCACCTTACAAGTCGTTCATACTTGTAAATCCGGTTATTCGTTGATTTGCCCGGCAATACTCACAAGTTCCACAAGCTTCTGGTTTTTCTTCACCCATTTTTATCCGTTGAATACGATCGATGTTGTCTCTTAAGTTGATTAACTCGAATGACATTTTGTCCTCGTCCAGCGTGATTAACTTCGCTTCGCTAGGTGTCTGTTTAGAAACTGCAGCGATTATAGGAACAAAATCTTTTCCGTATTGCTGTTTGAGTATTTCGCAATAAACAGCCATCTGCAAGACGTACCCAAAATTCTCAATGAAGGTGCATCGTTGACCGTAAATCTCATTCCATTTTCTTTCGTGAATATCTTTACTTGTTTTGATATCTACGAAATAGTCATCTTCGAGATTTAAGCAATCAATCTTCCCCTTCCACTCGACACCAAATAGTTCCCCAGTTATGATCACTTCTTTTTCGCCTTGGTATAAATTAAGGAACGCATCTTCGACAATCAATCGGTCGATCATCTGTTCAGCGATCTTGAAATCTTTCAAAAGTCCATAAGGTTTTCTAGAAGAAAGCATCCTGTTTTTATTTTCTTCCTTGAATTTTTCATGAACAGCTAAATCCTCAAAATAAGAATGGACGTAGTTTCCAACTAATAGAGCGATTGGATCAGATGATGGTTGCCAGTCACCTTTTAGTTTGGCTAAAGCAGCTGTAGGGCATTTGAGAAAGTTTTTGTATTGAGATACCGACATGTACTGCCAGTCCGCTTCATTGCCATAGTAATTATCATCAGTGAGCTTGATCTTAGAACGGGTAATCTTCTTCTGCGAGGATCCCTTCATCATTGACACCTTCCTCTCTGTCAAAGTTAGGAATGATACCAAGATTTCCTTGAACAGGTTCTGCTTCTTCGGATGCTTTTTCTAACGATTCCAAATCAACTGGTTGTTCGTCTGTCTCCTGCTCAACAGCTTCTTTCGGTTTCATCAATTCTTCGATTGGTGCTGATTCTTCAATCGGCTCTGCTTGCTTAATGCCCATTTTCTGTTGTAATTTATTTTCGATCGCCTGAACTTTTACTGGTTCTGCTGGTTTAATTTCACGATCATCAAATTCATTTTCAAGTGTATCCTTTGCAGCTTGAACGAATAAATCATTGTCATTGCTCGTGTTGATTAAAGCTTTAGCTGCTCGGTTGATCACCGTACGCTTTGCCATTTCTTCCGGAAATTCTTTTTGAGGTCCAGACCCCTTCATTTTTGACTTAGCCCAACTCTGATCAATTTGCTTCTTGGTCATGACTGTTGTAGTCTCTTTGCCATTAGCAAGTTTGATCACTACATAAGCAGCAACAATTTCGTTATCCAGATTTTCAAAACTGGTTTCATGTTTAGTGACTACCATGTTTGGTCCATCCATACCCACTTGAAAATCATCGCCTTTTCGTACGACTACAGGGGTAATATCAGCTCCACCTGTAACACGATCTAGAACTGCCATGGTGCCAAAATATGAACGCATAAGCTGTACTTTGTTTCCATACTTGATGAAGTAGCATTGTTTCTTCGCAGGTGATAATCCTTGAATAACCATATCCAACAGGGCATTAGAAATAGATGTCTTCGTTTCTTGGTTATTAGCAGCTGCTTGAAGCAAGTTGCCAGCAGTATTATTTGTAAGTTCGAAGAAAGCACTCTTCAATGCATTCTGGGGGCTGTAATTTGGTGGCATTTCTAACCCTTGATCTTTTAATCGATCTAGATTGCCAATTACTTGCTCATCTAATGAACGTTGTGTTGTTTGAGTTAAATCATTTGCCATTTTTAAAATCCTCCAATATTTATTTTTCTGTAGTTTTCGTTCACGTAGTCGATGATCTGATCTTCGTGAACTAATCCCAAATCAGTTGTGTAGACGATGTCGCCTTTGTAAAGCGGTTCGCCATTCCAATCAACATCAATCTGATTTGGTTCAATTTCAGGCTGTTGACGAGCGCCTAATGAATCGAAATCATTCATATAATCACCTCTTAAAATTCCCAAAACAATTTGTAACGTCCGTCTTGTTCTACCAGATTGTCCACACCTTCGTTCTGAAGTTGAGACAAGAACCCTGGCGTTAGTCCTTTACTAGCGATCGTAATGCTTGTGCGCCCTTGACAAGCGGCAGTCATGATGCTATCGATTACTCGCTCTTGAGCGTTCCCAAGCATTGCTGTATAGATGTCATCGTTAAGTCCAGTAATAGTAATCATTTGAAAATTTCTCCTCTCGTGCTACAATGTAGCCAGATATGTTTTGTATGCGACTCTTTGCTTGCCGGCGAAGTCGCTATTTTTTTGTATATAATTTCTTGACTTCCTTGAGGCGTCTGCCACACTTCGTGCAGTAGGGACCTTTCCACGGCTCACATTTTTTCAATTCTGTAGCGTTGATGAGTTTCTTCCTATTGCAGCTCTTGCATTGGAATTGATGAAGCTTTTCTTCTATTAGCATTTTGCATTCCCCTCCTTAACCACCTCTTATAAGCAATCTCGTCATACTTGAAAAACCACCACATGCTTGACACTGGTAATGTTATGATTGCCCAATCTGGCAATTGACGATGGTTTCCGAACCAAACGCCTAGAAAGAATATTGTGATGATGAATGCTGATCTTCGTAAACCTTTCATAAAATCACCTCAATTCTATTTGCCGATTAAGCCGATTCTGATAAATCAACTCTTGGTAACTCCTTAATTCCCGAATCGATAAATCTCGTTGCGTGTCAGTCAGTGGTACTTTTCGATCGTTAAGTTGATCGTGTAAGGTCCTCATCTTTTCTTTGATGAGAGCATGGATCATAAGTTCTTGTTTCAAGGTGTAGTTCATACAATCACTTCCCGATCCCGATTTTGTGTTCTTCCATGAAAGCATCGATATCTCGAACATCATATTTGGGGTTACTCTCATCATCAAATACGATTTGTTTCAGTCCTCGCTTAATCCATGCATTCATAGTCTTTGGACTTGTCCCAGCGTAGATACAAGCCTCACGCTGATTCAGGTAGCGCTTAGGAACGTACTTTTTCAAAATAAGTTGAATGGTTTTTTCATCAATTTCAGGCATAATCTACCTCCTATCTCAAAGTTCATACATCGCTATAATCGAATCGATAATCTTGTTAGCTTCGGCGGATGTTCTCTTGCCATTTAAAATTAAAGACAGGTAGCTCTTATCGATTCCAAATCTGTCTGCAAGCATCTTGTATGTTAGGAAATTTGAATTTTCAACATACGTTCTGATTTTTTCTCTATCTTTTTGTGTAATTTCCGCAATGTCAGCCATTTTAAAACTCCTTTCCCATAAACTTGTAAACAAATTTAACAACAATGCATTAAACTTAGTTGACATCGATAGATTAATAATCTATACTGAAGGCATAGTTAAATAAGACTTTAAAACATTGATTTAAAAGCTTTCTTGGCGGTTGGCATTTATTAATCAACGGTATTTTTGTTGTCTTTTTAGTTGTTAAACTTGTTTACAAAACATAGTATAGATTATTAATGTATATAAGTCAAACTTTTTTTACATTATTTATCTAAACTATTTTTGTAAGCATTCAGAAAGGTTGATTAAACAGTGAATACTTACGAAATAATAAAAGAGTTGGCAAAGGAAAAAGGACTATCGATCAGACAGTTGGAAATAAACTTTGGATATTCAAATGGATATTTGGGAAGTTGGAAAAGGCAAACACCTAACTCGATTGAACTGGCCCGTTTGGCTGATTATTTTGGTGTAAGTGTAGATTATCTACTAGGCAGAGAAAAGAAGACTTCTTTAGCAGAAAGATACGGTGTATTCGCATTCGACGGAGAACCAGTAACAGATGAAGAAGTGGAATTCCTGAAATCAGTTTTAGCTGCCAAAAGAGCTGCCGATAAAAAGTAAAGTGATGTGATGTGTATGTTTGAGGTCAATCGACATTTACTGAAACTTGTAAATGATATGGGTTTGGAATTATATTTTGTAGAGATGAACCGAAGTGGTATTTATTATGCAAAGGAAAAAGCTATTTTTTTAAGCGATAAACTACTTGAGAATAATTCTGATTTTGAGATATCTCATGAGCTAGGTCATTGTATTAAAAAGCATGAAGAACTTTCTGCTTATTATAATGCAACAGATTACAGTAGGAGAAAGTTGGAATTTGAAGCTAATCGGATAGCCATAGAAATACTTCTATTTATCTGGTCAAACGAATATGATATAGAGAGAGAACAACTAAACGCAGTGAAGTTCATGGAGTATTACAACATACCGTGGAATCTCGAAAGTTATGTTCGTGAAAGCATGCTAAACTATGGATGAAAAAAATACCCCTACCGAAGTTACAGCTTCGATAAGGGCAACTCATTTCTGAGAGGTTACAAAATTATTATATCAAAGAAATGAGGAAAATAAATGAAAAAAGCGGTTTATGGGTTACTGTTCAGTTTGTTAATTCTTTCTGGGTGTGGCAGCCAAGGTGGAGATGGAGCCGAAGCCGAAGAAACTACCTCTACCACAATAGCTACACTTTCATCAGAAAAGAAGGTTGATATTTCATTAAAACAACCTATTCACGATTTAGAAAATAACAAATTCAGTTTTTCCGGTAAAACTGAGCCTGACACAAAGATAAAGCTGTATATTGAAGATAGCTATTTAGAAACACTGATCAGCGATAAGGAAGGAATCTTTTCATATGAAAGTTCTCTCCCAGCAGTCGATAACAGATCATACAGAGTTGAGGTAGACGATTCTACTCAATCGGTTATGGTTAAATCTAAGAAAACGTTAGAACTCGAAGCTATGTCTGAAGAAGAAAAAAAGCAAGCTGAGGAAAAAGAAAAAGCAAGATTGGAAGACCTAGCTAAAGAAGAACAAAAGAAAAAAGAAGAAAAACAAGCTGAAGAGAAAAGAAAACAAGAAGCTGAAGAAAAAGAACGCAAGGAAAAAGAAGCTGAAGAAAAGAAAAAGCAAGAAGCTGAGGCTAAAAAGCAACAAGAAGAGAACGATAGAATAAACGCCATAACGAATTCTTCCAGAGAATATCAAAATGCGGTTTCCAAGGCAGAAGATTATTTAGATTACACCGCATTTTCAAAATCCGGATTGCGTGATCAACTAATTTTTGAGCAATTCCCTGAAGATGCAGCTCAATTCGCTGTTGATCATATAGTAGTAGATTGGAATGAACAAGCCTTATTAAAAGCACAAGACTATCTGGATTATTCTTCTTTTTCAAATCAAGGTTTATACGATCAACTTTTGTTTGAAGGTTTTACTGAATCTGAGGCACAATATGCCTTAGATAATTTACCAAAATAAAAAAAGCACGCCCCTCTTTCTTGGCAGTCAGGGGGCGTGCAAACAGAAATAACCAATAGGTTACGCCTATTGTAACAAATTCTAGGAGTTGAAGCAATTGGCTAGGAAAGAGCAAGATATCCGAATAAAAGAGTACATCAAAAAAAATGGTGAAAAAGCTTATATGTTTAAACTGTACCTAGGGACAGACCCAGATACAGGAAAGCCAATTCGCACAACAAGGCGTGGTTTTAAGACAACAAGAGAAGCTCGTTTAGCAATAGCTAATTTAGAAGTAAATGGTATGCAAAAACAAGAGGTTGCTGAGGAACCCGAAATTCAAACGTATGAAGAAATATATGACTTATGGTATGAGGAATACAAATCAACAGTTAAAGCCTCAACTCTTTTAAAGACCGAACGTGTTTTTAAGAATCATATACTTCCTGCCTTTGGAGAAAAAAATATTCTAGAAATAAAGCCTATGGATGTACAAACCCAAATGAACATTTGGCATAAAAAATTGGTACGAGCAAGCATGGTCATGAATTATGCTGGTCTAGTTTTCGACTACGCCATTCGCATGCAACTGATCAACATGAATCCAACTAAGGTAATAAAGAAACCAGTTAGGAAAAAAGAAGTAACCGAGGACAAGGATTTAAACTTCTACGATAAAGAAGAGTTAAAACAATTTATGTCAGCTTTAGAAAGTGATAGCAATTTTAGAGCATATGTTTACTTTCGTCTCTTGGCTTTCACCGGAATACGCAAAGGCGAATCACTTGCGCTAAAATGGACTGACATTGATTTCAAAAATCAAACACTCAACATTAATAAAGCCGTATCAAGAAGCGCTAGCGGACTTTATATTCAAACTCCAAAAACTCCTTCTTCTATTCGTAGGATTTCATTAGATGACAAAACGATCGCTATATTAAAGGAGTTCAAAAAGGAATCTCCGGATGGTCTAATCTTTCAAAGTGAAGACGGTGGAATTCTTTCACCTGCGAAACCCAGAAAATGGTACTTAGTCACAATGAAAAAATTACCCAAAGATTTTAAACAGATCTCAATACACGGTTTTCGTCACACCCACGCTTCTCTCCTATTTGAAGCCGGGGCATCTATCAAGGATGTTCAATCAAGATTAGGTCATTCAGATATTCAAACCACAATGGATGTATACACTCACGTTTCAAAAACCGCAAAAGAACAGCTAGCAAATAGATTCAATACTTATGTGGATTTTTAATATTGGTAGTCAATTTGGTAGTCAAAAGCTTGAAAACATTATATTAACAGCAATTTATCGACTCCCGCCATCTCCATTTTAAACTGTCAGTAAGTGACACTAAGAGCCAAAACCTTGATTTTACAGGGTTTTGGCTTTTTACTTGTGCCAGTATGTGACACTATTTGACTACCACTCTAAATAGTTTTCTAAATAGTTTTTTCAAAAGCACGCAAAAAAGTCCACCACTTCGAAAAGTGATGGGCTAGAAGTGATGCCGTCCGCTGGCGTGCTTCCTAAATCCTTCTGTGTCGCCTTCTCTGATTTCTATAGGATATAAAAACAAAGAGAACCTTAGAATAGTCACGTCGCTACAGTGTGATTACGATATTCTAAGTGTTCTCTTTTTTGCCTTAGCCTACTTTTCAAAAAGTTATTTTTTCGTGAGTCTGATAATTTCTGAAATATCGTCAATTTCTAATGCATTAGCGATTCTTTCAATATGTTGAAGGTAAACTTTCTCTCGTTTTCCATTTGCCAGCTTATTAATAATCGAAGGTTCAATATCCGATAAGCGTGCTAACTCTCTTAGAGAAATTCCTCTGCTTTTTACAAGCTCTTTTAAGCCTATTTCTATTCTTCTGTTCAT